CTAAATTAGAATTAAACTCGTTTATAAGTTCAATTATGCTGGTATCTTCACAAGCGTAATAATTATGTCTTTTTGATTTCTGAGACATTGTTCGAGCAACAGGAAGTTCTACTCTGTTGTCATTAAGCTTTTTTCTTATGTACTCAGCCTGTGCTTTGGTTACTTTAATCATTTTTTATTTCACTACTTTCAAAAATATTTATCACCCTATTGACTTTGATATAATAGTGTGATATGATATAATGGGGTAATTTATCTCACCATATTCCCCACTATCGCAAAAAGAAAAAACGGCTATATTTAGCCGTTTATCTCATGTTAAATATTTTACTATCGTGCAAAATTAACCGATTTTTCGCTTAAAATAGTCATAATTGAATAATCTTATGCAGTTTTCACTACTCTTTTTTGAGAGTTTATATTGCTCGTCAGAGCCACTTCTTATCATTTCGTACAGGTCGGTATTGCCTGTTGCAAACAATGTGTCAAAAATTGTTCTTGCGTATCCAGCGTTTTTATCCTTGTCAATCTCTCTAAGAAGCAGATACATCTCTACATCGTTCAAGTGAATATTTGCGATGTAGTCAGTGCAACGACTCCTGATGTCTGCAACTTCTTTGGCTATGAGTTTCTTTTCGTCCTTGGTCTTATTAGTATATCCAACATAGGCACTTTGAATATTTTCTCTCATCCCCTTAATCTTATTTATAATCTCATAAATTTTATTGTAAAGGCGAGAGTTTACTTTGCGCCAATCTACATCCATAGGCTTAATAATCTCACAAAACGATAATTTTTTTGCTTCAATCTTATCAGCTCTAAATTTATCAATTGCCTTTTGTAAGTAGTCCATAGATGTCTCAAACATTCTAAAATGATGATTAGGATTAAGACAATACCCATTACCAGTAGTAATATTTTTAAAAAACAAAGGTTTAGTAAACTTTTCTTTACCATTTATTTCTGTGTATATACCATATTTGGCTTTAAGTGTATTAAGCATTTTTGAAGTATTAACATCAAACATCTTTTTTGCTTTGTCTATCTCCGCTCCGCTGGCACTACTAAGAATACAAATGTCATTATACAATTCACTTTGACGATTAATAGCTTCTTCGTTGCAAATGCCACTCTTTGTGTCAGTATAAATTCTCTCCCACATAACAGAATTTAAATATTGAGAAAGATTCACAATCTGACCTATAAGATTTACACTGGTATTAATATCAAGTCTTGCTTTTGAATTATTGTCATATGTCCACTGAATCTTTTTAGCTTCAATAAAGCTGGTAGGAACTTTAAACTTGTCATAATTATGTTTAGCGGCTTCAATAAGTATTCTATTGTCCGTAAGTAAAATACTATCACTATCATAGTCTGCGCCCTGCAGTCTTTGTAAAATATTCTCATTGATACTGTTAATGTGAACTACTTCTTTACTTGATACAAAGTACCTGTCAAACAATTCATTCTCTACGTTTGTTGCGAGTAGAACATCACCAGAATTGATATGAGGGGAACGTGTACCTAAAATGGTTTTATTATACTCGAACCTTTTAGTGTGAATATTACCAATACCTAATATGCTTTCACCCGTAAATGTCCCAATAGATGCTTGAAGCATTTCAATACCATTGCCAATTAAAGTTTCATAGTTACCATTTATCCAAATATGTCCTTTTCGATATTCTTTAAGAATGGATTTTGTAAGTTCCTTTCGGAAGTTATCATATAACTTGGTGTCTACAAACTTACTATTCATACCCATTACTTTCATAATAACTTCATCTCTTGTGTAGCAAGGCTCATCATTATCTGCCAGACTATAAGGGTATTTCAGATGATACCTCATGACTGCTGGGTCTTTACGAAGCATATTAAGGTATTCAAAGTTTGGTTTAAGCAACTCACTAATATCCTCTCTTGTTAATTGTAAAGAATTGAGCAACTGATAATGACATTGCACCATATTGCCATCAAGATACTTTGTAGGCTTTTCATACTTTACAATACCAAAAGTCGGATAGAGATTATCAAGCCATCGTTCAATAGTGCCAAACTTCACATACTTTATACTGGACGGGGTAGTAATAAGTTTAATATCTTCTATACAGGTTGCTCTGGTATAACCTTTAAGCTGAGAAATTTCTGTGATACCATTATCTCTAAACCAGTCCTGTATCTTAGTCTTAAAGCAAGCACTTTTAAAGAATCTATTTCTAAGAAGTAACATAGTTCTGTCTGTGTAATATTCGCTATACATACTAATATCTAAAAGGCTCTGCCCATCCCAAATACTGTTTTTAATCATAGCACGTTCTTCTTTAGCTACAAAATTTTCTCCTTCACCATAGACTGCTATAACATCATCTTCAAACTCTGACTCATAATCGTCTATAACAAGAATGTTCTCTGGTTTTATTTCAAGAGTATCAATGCAACTACTTGATGGTAGTGAAATGTACGCTTCAAATGCAGCGAGGTCTATTTTATCTCCCTCTCTGATATTAAGACCGCACAATTCCCATTCGTGCATTGCAGAATACAATTCCTCATTAATAAACAAACACTTGCCAATTCTACTGCTCCCTGATGAACGCTTATATCTTACATATTTTATTCCATTGCAAATGAACCCATTATCATAAAGGTCATGTCTTAACTCACTTCTGCTCATAAGAGTCGGAATTGCCTTGCCAAGTTTAACTTTCTGCTTTTCCTTATCATAAATAAAATACTTAGGTATATTTTCCCACACTACGTTGTCATCATTCTCATCAATACCCCCGACTTTAACTCCTATACATATACCGTCTTTATAGAATGTTACATCTCCATACTTGCCAACTTCTTTGATGTCAGACATACCATAACCGTCACGGATATAAATATCACCATGTTTGTTCCACTCTTTATAAGCCAAATCAAAATTTACATTAATAACTTGCTGGGTAAATTCTTTGTTAAGTTCTTTATCGAAAAAGAATGAACGCTTATTACGAAAATGTTTATATGCGACTTCACGAAGTTTCATTAAATCCAAACTGAAATCCAAAGTATTTCTCCAGCGTTTTAAATTTGTGTTGACATATCCAAGAATATTTTTATGTTGCTCATCTAATATAGGATGAATAAGTTTTTTAGCAGCATAAAGGTCTTTAGCTTCAGCACTAAGTATATATACACTATTATATTTATTTTTATCCATTTTTTTATTCCCCTTTTATATAAAAGTACATTCAGCCCATTGTTCAAAACTATCATAGCCCTCACAAAGTTCACGAAACATAGTATCATATCCGTCAATTTCTTCTCGAATGGAATCATCTTCAATATCATTTAAATCATATATGTCTGGGCAAACAACCATTCTCATTTCGGCAAATACGCTTTGAATGTCAGGAAACTCTTTCTTAGAGTCATCCATAAACATATCAAGCCTTCGGGCAAATTCATTTTTACGTCTATGTAACCACCTACGATGATAATTTCGATTTTGTCCTTGTCCGCCTCTATTCATGTTATATCCATTCTTATAAGAATCGTAATAAGAAATCCAGAATTTTTCACGACTATCAAGTTGTTCTCTGGGACATTCCTCAATTATTCTAAACGTAAAGTGCTCAATACCATATTTACAAAATGCTTGATATAATACTTTATTTTTCTCAATCTGCCATTGCTTAGGGTTTTTATGACTAAGCCAACGAGAATAAATATCTATACTTTGTCCGATATAGCATTTTTGATTGATGTTATTTGTAATCATATATATACCACATACTCGTTTGTTTCTTTTCTTCTTATTCAAGTAATTTCCTCCAGTTTCTTGTCCGTTCTATCAAGAGCAATTTCGCTTTCAATATCATCAATTAAAAACTCACTATCGCAGCAATAGCAGTAATTGACTTTTTTAATGCCAAGCAAAAAATCACATTCGGGACATCTGTATACCGTTATTGCGGTAGCGTATTTATTGTCCAATAAATATTTCTGTACCTCTGGAGCATTATTCCCAAAGTTTCTATATAGTGTACTTTGAAATATTCTGTCTCCCTTAGAGGTGATAGATATAAATTCTCGTAACTCCATAACTATACCTCTGTCGATTCTAAATTCCAAGGCTGTGAATACTGAAGCACATCATATAAATTGCTGTATGACCGAAAAGGTAACACAAGCCCCGTCACCTTGTCTTTAAAAGCAAGATTATATTTACCCCAATTATTTTCATAAATGTAAGTAGCAATAAAACCATGTTTGTCTAAACACATTTCAGAGAGCAACGAAATCATATCGTCAATACCAAACCATTCCATAACCTTTTCAGAATCACCAATGACTTCTGAAACCTTGTCGTATAATTTATCTCTTTCGGTAGAGACTTCATAAATTTTCTTCATTGCTGTTATAAATGTAACTCTATCAATATTCATTTGTTTTTACTCCCTTCAACCATAGCATTGCCATGTTATCTGTAATTTTACTTAAATCGTTATCCTTAATATTATAGTGCTTTAAAATTTCTTTGAAAGCAGAACCATGTTTATCGCCTTTATTAAGAACCTTTTTTAAAGTTTCAAATGTCAATTGCAATAGCCCCCTGTCATATAATCTAAATAGTTCCTGAGTTAATTTCAGTCCGTCAGGTGTTTCATAAACTGTGCGATATTTTGACCAACTCTTTCTATCTGGAACTGAATAACATTTGTATCTCCATTTAAGAGAACCATCTTCATTGATAAAAGTATTATTATAAAAATCTGAACCCAACACACAATACATTACATCTGTGTTTCCATCAACATTAAGTCCAACACAAGTTAATTCTCCATAAGGTCTAATTTGCTCTTTGACCTTATCCCAATGATTATACAGCCACGGCACTTTCTTTTCATCTGGTTCAAAGTCAGCACAGGTGTTTATATCAAAACACCCACAATCGTATGATTTGAAAATCTTTTTGGCAAATCTTAAATGCTTGTGGTCTAATCTTTTACAGATAGATTTAACACCGTCCATATCAGCATTAACCTTAAACCATTTACAATGACCACATTCAATTCTGCACCATTCTTCACAATTGGTATTCATATGTTATTGTCCTTTCAAACATTTTGTTTTTTCTCACTTCTTGCTTTTTTAATTTCTTCAAGAGTTAATGTTCTGCAATCCTTACCAGTACGCATGACTGACAATGGACATGACAAACAATGTGATTGCTGACTACATATCTGTTCTCGTGTCATTGGTTCTCCTTTCGTAATAAGCGTAAGCATCATGTATGTTTTGTGTGGTAAGTTCCCACTTGTCGTTTATCCAAACGTGATATACAGGTGTAGTCCAATTATAGCAAGGTACACCATTACCTATTCTTGTCTTGGTCATATATAACCCTGTTGTATCATTACTGCTTTCGAGTTGATATAAACATTGGGTTTTATTATCAAAGGTAGAAGCCCACTGTTCTAAATTAGTCATTGTCAGCCTCCTTAATTAGAAATATATCTTCAATGCCAGTTATTTGAGCGATTTTTTCTTTATTAGCATAAATACTATATAGTGCTGGATTGACACACAAATATTCTTTGATAACATCATTCTTAGCTGCTCTGACTGCAATCAATACTCCTCGGCTATCACCATTCTTATCAGGGTACTGAATCTTTAACAGTTGGTTTACAAATCTCTTTGAATGAGAAACATTAAGCCCAAGTTTGACACACAATGTATCAACTGACATTTTTGCAATCTTCGTTTTATCAGTTTCCCACGGGTTTTCGCATAGAACATTATAGGTTAAATTAACATAGGGAAGTATCATGTACATATAAGCTAACGTCTTATGGGAATCAACCGTAGCGTGTTCATATAAGAAACGAGTTGAGTATATAAACAACTTGGCTGCTCTCTGGTCTTTGGCTTTTTGTAATTTGCCCTTCCCGAATATGTTGGCATTAATCTGAAACCCTTCTTCATCTTCAATAAGATAATTGTATTTCTTGGCTTCTCTGAGAAACCGCTTAAACGTACTGGTGTCAAGACCAAGTAAATCCTGTAACTGACACCGTGACAATATACGTCCATTATCATAGGCTATGTAATTGTCCTTATTAACATAAGTTGCCAAATAAACCAATCTACTTATTGTTGGATTGTTTAGATTATCAAACGATTGCTCGGATGGTACAAAGTAATGCCACACATAATTCCCTCCTTCACCTATGCTATTGTCATAGTCGCTCTCGTCCTGCTGCTTAATGGCATAATGTTTTCGCCCATAGTTCTTGCGATTATTGTATTCTTCTTCTGAGAAACAAGTAATAATGCTATTCTCAGAAGGTTCTTTAACTTCGCCTTTGTCATTAATAATTGCTTTGATACGTTCCATTGCATCATTCCTTTCAATTTTGATTTTCGCCATTTTTGACCCTTTTTGGGGGTGTTTTTCGCCATTCGTGACCCCACCCCCAAGTTCTGTTTTTCCCGAAAAATCGGGCTAAACTGGCGTTTTTTGAAAAATCCGTTCTTTTAGATTTAGTAAACCCCATACGCTTGCCAACAACACTTGCTTGCATTTTGTACATTGCGGAGCTTAAAAAAATAAAACCTTACTGTTCTACAATTATTATACCATACATTTTGTACTATGTCAAGAGAAAAAAAAGAAAAAAATAAAATCCCCCTCTGGGGGACGAACGAACGTAGTGAGTGAGATAGGGGGCAATATATTGGGGACAGGGACGGTAAACTTCGCTTCGCTCAGTTGACCTTTTCCCTTTCCCCAAACCCCTTTTCCTAATTAGAGACATTTATGGCTATTTATTGGGAGTTGTTAAGGAATAAGTATAATTAAGGTCATTTACTAAAATTGAATTATAGAGCTATTTATAGGGGAGTGTTCGATGAATTAATTAGATAAAATAGGTAGGAAAAGAGGGGAGGAGAGAGATTTGAAAATTGAGTGTAGATTGAGTGGAACACCACCAGCATACTTGCGGCTGCAGCTATTTGTTAAAGATGTAAACATATCCCCCCTGCTATTGTTTAAAAGAATTGCAATGTTCAACAAATGCCTATATTTAGACCTTTTAACATTCAAGAAGGGTATTGCTGAATGTTAAACGTATTGACAAAAAGAAAAGAAAATGAATAAAAAATTAATTAGTTAAAAATAAAAGAGCTTGAAGCTCCTCTATTTGTTTGCTGATTTGATTAATCCGTAAATGTTGCAATTGCAACAATATGCACATCATCGAATCTGTAAAGTATTTTTGCTTTACAGCAACTACACTATTCGATAACCCATTATCGATACTACAATATCGATAAAATTATATCGATAATACAATATCGATTAACTCCCTTATATTATAATAAGTAAGAACCGATTAAAATAAAATGAGCAGTAACCCGTAAATCCCTATATACAGCCTTAAACAAAGTATAAAATGCAATAATCGCTAATAGGTCAAAAATGCACGTTAAAGCCCCTCTAACACATAAAGGAATATAACTATACCACCATAGCAAACAACGCCGAAAAAGGGCATTTAAAAGCGTTTTAGAGCTATGCACTATTACAACCATATTTTGCACAACAAAACAACTATTTTACACATACAAATTTGTGCAAAATGTAGAATTATAATAAACGAGAAGTAACCTATAAACGCCGATATATAGCCATAAAGCAGCTCAAAACGGGTATAATCAATATATTTTAATAATCTATCACAAACAACGATATATAGACAAATAACCGTAATATCTGTATCATATCGGTATAAAACACTAAATTATATACAGTATGCAATATATTATACTCCAATGAGCAGTAAAATGCAAAACAACGATATATCGGCACAAAACCCGTGAAAACGTGTCCACAAATGCCTATTTACCGTTATAATCGACTTAATTAAGAATCCAAGTATAAAATGCCGATTTATAGGCGTTTAAAGGCTATTTCTGTATACCATTTTACTATAAACATTAAATTGTTAATGATAAACATTAAATCGTAAAATGCTACAAAATGTAATACAGAATTAAAATAATACAAAATGTTTTAAAATTCGATTTTTTAAATAAGTTGACAAAAGCCGATAAATGGCTATAAATAGCCAAAAAATTAATTCGGCATTTTTTTGTGCATTTCTGCTGTTTTTGGCTGCACTTTGTAAGATTTACACAAAAAACGAGAAGGAGCTTGTATTTGCCTATTTATTGGTATTTTCTCGGTCTAAATAGTCCCTAATCGACTTTACTACTAATTCATTGAATGACATCTGATGCCAATACAAAAAATCGGCTATTTCTCGGTCAAAATCAGGTTTTAAAATTACAGAATGTCTTTTATAATTGGTTTTCTTGTATTCTGAGTTATATTTATTTTTATCAAAACCCATAAAAATCACTCCTTTTGGCTAAATATAGCGATTTATCGTTCATTGTACAAAATGACTAACATTGTACAAAATGCACAAAATACCCCGTTTGCAACGTGGTGCGCACCATGTTATACTGGTATTGTCGAAAGGGACACGGAGAACAAAGTCAACAGGGAACAGAGTTGAAAACGGTTTGACAAAGTTCAAAGGTCGCTTGAAGAATCTTCTAAAAGTTTAGGGCTGAAAAGCTTGTTAAAAAACGAGGTTGATTCAAAATTAAAAAGTGCTTAAACCTCTATACGACAATTGGTTATGAGGGGCGGAGCGAATCCACGGATATTTAACCAGCTAAAAGCACAAAGCAACTTGAAAATTAAAAAGCCCATCATGTTATTATAGCAAGTTTTGATTAATTTGTCAAGGCTTGCTAATATCAACAATTCAAGTTCAAGAGCTTGAAAAGTTGCCAAAAAAATCAATGATAAAACAGTTAGGGAGGTCACAACTATGACAGCTATAAATGTTTATAACCGTTATTATTGGCTATATCTTAAACAGTTTACAATGTGGCTAAATAATGAAGATTATTCGCAAATTCAAGAGCGTATAAAACGCTATACAATAAGGATTTTACATCATAATAACAAGTTCAATCCTTTATTAATCAAGGCGGCTGCTCAGTCAAGCGCAAGAAATATTATAAATGGCATTTAAAAATGCAAAATTGACCGTCTAAAGGCGGTCAAATTATGCCGAAAATAGCGTAAATTCGCTAAATTCAGCACCATATCAATTTAATAGGAGGTCATAACTATGACAAATGCACAGAAAATAATACTCTTTTTAGGACTCTTTGACAAAGAGACTAAAGCTCAAGAGATAACCACATTAGACGCTTTTAAAATAGCGTCAAATCTGCTTACTGACATTATCGGTTTTGGTACAATTACCGAGGCTGTAGGCGTGTACACTCATGATGACGGTACTATCGTCAATGAACCTACGCTCAGAATCGAAGTCTCCAATGTGGAGCTTGAGCCTATGAAAAGGCTTGCTATAGCCTTAAAATCGGCATTTAATCAAGAGTCAGTCGCTTTTGAAGTCGTTCATTCTGACTTCAATTTCATCTAATCACAAAGTACAAAATGTAGGGCTGTTGCGTAACTTCTGCAACAGTGGGAGCGAGAACAGCCCGAAAAATGGGAGGAAATAGCTATGAAAATTATCAGAACCATCAACAGGGACAAAGTATACCGTCATTGCAACGAACACGGATATTACACTTGCGGAAATAATAAGGAATATTCTGCAATGCTGGACAAATGCGCAGACTATGAACCCATAGAAGCTTCAGACGAGGATATTCTCGCTATTGCTAAAGATATATGGGAACATTCCGATATGTCGGATTTTTTGGCAAGCGGCGGTGATTATGAGTGTTTTTTATGGGGAATTTTCAACGAGTGTACACGTTACGAGATTATTTCAGATTAATGCAGAGTAGTCGCCCTAAATAGGGCGATTAATGCAGCCAGTCAGACGGTTACAAGCCCGTGACTCACTGTAAATTTATGCCTAATTATAGGAGGAAACTGTTATGTTAAATGGAAATATCGTAGAACTTAAACCCACTGACTCACGCAAGAGCTTTTATGGAAAAGCAAGAGTTGTTATGGCTGAAAATGGGGATAAAACTCTGATTAGCTACACAACGCCCGTTCTCAAGCTGTCCGCTGATGGTAAACTGGAAAAACTATGGCACGGCTATTCTGCCACTACTATGCGGCATATCAACTCATTCTGTGACACTTTCGGAATCAACGGAGGCGGCAAAAGGTGGTGGGAGAATCTATAAGCATAACGCTGATGGAGGCTTGTGGAATTTTCTGCAAGCCGTAAAGCTACACTGTCATATCCAAAGTAGACAGATGCTTAAAGGAGGAAAATTATATGGCAAAGTACACTATTTTCTTGAATCGTCTGGAAGAACTCCAGAAGGTGTATGCCCGTTATGCCAAAAAAGCTGAAGCCATAGGTCTGGAAACTTCTCTGACTGTTGGTGAACCTTATATCAAGGCGGTGACGGTGTATGAAGTTGATTATATCAATCATTGTCAGCGCAAAACTGGAATAATCAATGTTGATGTAGTTGACATTGACATACTTTTCCCCGATTATAGACTCGGAAATTATACCGTTGCAGCGGTAATTGACCACACTATTGATGCGGAAAATAATGCAATATACGCCTACGGTGATATTTCTATACCTATGGAATATCGCAAGGGACAGGGAATTTGTGAGCATTGCCGCACAAATCACAAGAGGAACAAAACCATATTACTTCTTGACAGTGACGGAAATTTCAAACAGGTTGGAACATCTTGTTTGCGTGAATATACTGGAATTTCTGACATTGATTTAGTCAAGGCTTTTGGAGCTTTTGACTCATTCCTTGCTGAATGTGATACGGAAAAAGGAACGTACACAGGAACGGGGAAAACATATGTCAAGACAGTTGATTATTTAGCTTTTTGTATTCATTCCATACGGAAAAACGGATATGACAAAGAGCTAAAATATACAGCTTATGACGAGGTATTAGGAGAATCTAAATGCGCCTCAAGGTCTGATTATGAGGCAGCGGAAAAAGTCATTGAATACTTTGCCAATGCGGAATTTTCGGACAATTTCCTTTACAATATCAAGCTCCATGTTATGCAAAACTATTGCAAGGAAAATGGTTTTGTGGCATATGCTTATGTAGCGTATCAAAAGGAAATGGAAAAGCTTGCTGAACGCAAGGAAAATGCTGAAAACTCTGAATACTTTGGAAAAGTAGGTGACAGAATCAAGGATATTCCCGTCACTGGAAAAGTTGTATCAAGCTATACAAATTGTTATGGAAGTATCTATAATTCAGTAACAACTTTCATTTACAAGTTTACAGATAATGCAAATCATGTATTTATCTGGAAAAGCTCATGTGATATAGTTCTGGATGATAATGGAATTTTCAAGGGAACTATTACGGGAACTATTAAGGAACATTCTGAGTTTAAGGGAACTAAACAGACTGTTCTGACACGTTGTAAGGTTAAAGAGGAGGAAAATTTATGCTGAGATATACAAGGTCAATCGACTGGACAAGTTTGTGGGAGATGGACAAAAAGTCCATCATTTCCACTATGTACGGAAATATGAACGCTGATTTAAAGGCTGGCTATGACCCTTTCGGAAAAAGCATTAGAAGTCAGCGTGAACAGATAACAGCTTATGAACAGGATTATCTTGACACTTTGGAAAAGTTCAAGTATATGACTGAAGAACAGATTAATCATTGGTGCTTTTATGACTTGAAAAAGCGTGGAGCTATAGAATAAAAGGAGGAAAATTACATGAAACTCAAGGATTTAAAAAAGGGGGAATATTTTACCCTTAAACCGATAGAAGAACCAAAGGAAAATCAAGTGTACATTCGTGGAGAATATGACCGCACTGAAAAGAAGTATGAGTGCGGAAAATTCTCTGACATAAGCTATACACGTTATATTGACGGAGACAGGGAAGTATACACTGACTTTACATTTTAAGGGAGGAAGAAATATGAAACATTTAAACATTCATTCAATGGATGGAAATATAGGCAAGTTTGCACTTGACCTTGAAATTATCAAGGAAAATTCAAAATCAATCTATGCCGAGGGAATGTATGGAAATGTGTATCGAGTTGTTAAGAAAACAGGCTCAGTATATATTGACGGGGAAAAATACGCAGACAATAGCTCTTACAGCATTGTTGACTAAAGGAGGAAAATAATATGTTACACATAAGCTCTAAACCAATCACGGAAAAAGCTCAGATAGGTTATCTGAACTATAGCTCTATCTTTTCGGAACTTATTCACGCTGCAACGGTTTGTGAATACTTTGCAAGCGATATATTCATAGACTTAAAGCGGATAGAATGTGCTATCACAGGTGCGGAAAATAAAGTGTTCTATCTCGGTTATCGTAATAGCGGAGTTGATGGAAATACTTTTGTCAAGTCACGACTTTCGGGAAACAAATACTATGAATATATCCGTCTGTACAGACTGGAAATATCTTCTGACGGAGAATATATCACGGTAGAACTCAAACGTGTATCAAATTATGATGCACATAAGGAACTTTGCGAGGAGGAAAAGTAAATGAAAAATATTATATTCTCAAACTATTATGACAGTGACAGGGAAAAAGCAACAAGAGAGTTCTTGTTGGAAGATAGAGGCGAGGACAACGGCTGGGAAAATATTGATGATATTCCCGACAGTGAAGTATGGGAAGAAATGTCATTCAATGAGCAGATAGACTGGGAAAATGTTACAAGCGAACTGGAAAACTTCTTTGAGGGTAAGGAAATTCTTGTCATCGGAACTGTAGGCAGATGGAATGGCACATACTCTGCTGGAAAAGTTATATCATATAACGAACTTCATAAGTGCTGGTCTGACTGCGACTATGTGGAAATCTATGACGAGGACGGTCATATGCACATCAATGCAAGTCACCATGACGGAAACAACCATTTTGAAGTCAAGATTCTTACGGAAAAAGGTAGAGACTACTATTCACGTTGGAATGAGAATTGGAGTGATTCACGGTCAGAACGGGAAATTCACACAAAACTTGCGGAAAGTTCACGCTACACTCATATACCACATTTTGCAAGGAAAGTTTACGGCTGCAAAACACGATAAAGGAAAAGTATGATGGGCGCTTACAAGTCCCATCACCACATACGATAAAGGAAATTTTCAAAGGAGGAAATTACTATGGCAAGACCTAAAATCACTATGAAAAAACAGATAAGGAATACGGAAATTTTCAACAGTATTCTTAAAAGCATAGGAGGAAAATGTACTGATACTGCGAGTGTTTATGTGAACGGAAAATTTTTCGCTCACTATTCTCGTGAAGTTGCAATGGAAGTATTTGATGACATCAAGGGAAAAACTGTTGACGTTGTAAGTGATGTGACAGGGGAAATCTTAAAGCATAAGGAGGCATAATTATGAAAGTTATATTCAAAAAGTCTGATACTGGAATACTTGCGTTCTATCCTGAGATGGCTGCCAACTATGGAAAAATATTCGCCTTTGAATATCTTGGTAAAGCACCAATGGGACAGGGATGTTTAGGAGGTCATATGGAAATATCCATTGACTACTATCTGTCATTAAAGAGCGCAAAGCCTAATGAATACGCAGAGGCACTGGAAAACTTACGTCATATATATGACGAACCTTTGGAAGTTAGACAGCGCATAAACCATAATGACTTACGTTATAAGGCTTGGAAAAGGGAGGTAAACTAATATGAATAAAGCTATGGAAAAACTCAGACAGGAAATTGTGGAACTTTGCAATGAACTGGAAGTAAGCGACTATATAATTTATTGCAATGGAAAACGCTATATGTATGGAGGATATAGCAACCATAAGAATCAGCCCACAATACAGGATGCCGATGTGGAATCCTACTTGGAATATTGCAATCCTGATACGCTGTCAATGGCTTTCGAGGGAGAACTTCACAGCATATTCAATTACTCTTGGAATATTCCATACTGTGAAAGGGCAATCGAGAAGTTTGAAAAGCTCTTTGCAAAGTACGGATTTTATTATGAGCTTGGAAATTCTTGGAACTTATCGTTATATGAAAACTAAGGAGGAAATTATTATGTTAAATGAAATGATTAAGGAATACACAGAGCTTATGACTTCTCTCAATGAGAGTAAGGAAAAGGCTAATGCTATGAATAAGGAAATGTATAAGACAGACATCAAAGACAGGCTTGCCGATAAAGACGGTTGGAAAAAGCAGCTTGACAAATATGCTCATATGGAAAACTTCATAAAGCACAAACAGGAATATCTGTACATTCTCCAATACAATATGTTCAATGCTTTTATAGTTGAGAATATGGAAA